TCCAGTCTCTCCTTGAATACCCTGTGGGCCTTGTGCGCCAGTTGCGCCAGTAGCACCAGTAGGGCCAGCCGGACCAGTATCACCTGTGTCACCCTTATCACCTTTGTCACCCTTGATCCCTTGAATACCTTGCTCGCCCTGAATACCTTGCGCACCTTGTGGTCCGGTAGCTCCTGTAGCTCCAGTTGGTCCTGTGTCACCTGTGTCCCCCTTGTCACCTTTATCGCCTTTCGCACCTTGAATACCCTGCGGGCCTGTTGCACCAGTTGCTCCAGTTGCTCCGGTTGCTCCGGTATCACCCTTGTCACCTTTCGGTAAAACAAAGTTCAAAGTCTGCGATGGTGCTGTGCCTGTAACTGTTACCGCTGCGGCTGTTCCGCTGGTAACTGTTCCAACCGATAAAACTGTTGGTTGTCCTAAGACTGTCTCATTCACCCAGAGCTGTGTTGCGGAATCATAAACAAGCGACTGTCCATCGGTTAGGCCATTGAACTTGACATTGTGAAGTTCGTCTAGTTCGTATCCGTTCTGAATGTTGACAAACAGAACACCATTGTTCTGATTGGCTCTAACGCAATAGCCAATAAAGACTGAGTTGTTTGGTGGGACTGGCTTTGTAGAAGTTAGACCGCCGGGGACTGTTGGAGAAAGCCAAACTGCTGCACCTTCGGTTAGTCCGTTGGTGTTTATGTTTCTGACAAGTCCAAAGCTGGCAGCGAATCCTTTGCTTCCGCCGCTGATTGTCTCTGCCATAACTGCGATGGTCTTTGAGCTAGTGACCTCTGAGTTTGCCTGAGCGTAGGAGACAAGTTTGTTATTGCCGTCTGATCCTGTGACATAGATAGCTTTGCCCTTAGTGCGTTCGCTACCATTCGAAGACTTTGCCAAGATGAAAAGTTCTTGCCCGACATTCTGATTGACAGTCGGAGTCATGCCAAGCTCTAGCGTCTTGTCTGTGTCGTTCCAGCCGATGCGACCAACTGCGATAGAGGGAACTGAATTGACATTGAACTGGATGTAAGCAGGCTCAGCGATTGCGGTTGCGCCGATGATGTTGTCTACAAGTGTGGCTTGGTTCTGATTGACAGTTGCGCTGAATGTTCCGCTAGTGGTTATGGTTGCGGTATTCGGTGCAGTGACTTGAACAATGCTTGTGCCACTTGTGACTGTGATTACGCTCAACGAGTTACCTCTGGGTCAACATTGAAGTTGCCTTCTAGTAGGCGAGTGACATAACCTCCCGATGTCACTAGCTCAAGGTCATAGACATAAGGGCCAGAGGGAACGCCTGCGGTTGTGGCAGCGGAGATGTCTAAGAGAATTGAGCCGGCAGTTCCGCCGAGTGTGATGCCAGTTCCAGAAGTCAGGCTAATGACAGCGGTTGATGCGTCATAAGTTTCTCTTACCTGCATCCTTGCTGAGTAGCCAGTCAAATTGACGGCTGTTCCGTTCAAAGTCCATGTCAGGTTGTAATCAAAAGATGCGCCTTGCCAGCAGTTTAGGTTTAGCGTTGCAGGTGCTTGCATTATCCCTCCGGATAGACAGAAGTTGGGTCGGCTGGGTTGATCTGTGCGACACCCTGAAGCTGAACGCTTGGAACGCCTGTGTGTGCGATCGGTGGCAAGCCCATAGCTGCAAGGCTTTCGGCAGGGTCAAAACCTGAGTTGATTAGTCTCTGTGCCATAAGAACTCGCTTGTCAGTTGCAGACAGGTCTGCTGCGTCAATGTTCACATTCGCAAGTGGCACTCTGAGGATGTCACCGCCGTCAATCTTTGACAGGCCTTCTGCGACACGAGCGTCATTGGTTGTCAGGATGCCAGCTTGGATTCCTTGCGAGTAGGCAGAGAAGCGAGACTGTGCATCGCCTCGGAGCAGGCTGTTCATGTTGAACTCAACAAATGCGCCCTGTCCGTTTGGATAGACCTGAAGCAAAGTTGAAAGTGAGTTCTCGATTATTGCAACATAAGGTCTGAGAGTGTGGGTCACGAACTCGATGGATGTTTGCTCAATGCTTGAGTAGGTGTTTGTTCCGGGCAGGTTCATCAGGTGAGAAGGGATGTTCCAGATTCGGCATAGGTCTTCGATAAACATTCTGCGTGAGTCAAGAAGCTGCGACTCTTCTGGGTTGATGCCAATGTCCTTGATGTCAAGACCTGAGTGCAGAACGATTGTCTTGTGAGCTTTTCTCCAGCCGCCATGACGAGCGTCAACCGACTTCGCCAGAAGCTTCGCCTGATCCTCAGTGAGCGACTGCGGGGTCACTAGTGCGTAGTTGCCCGATGCACCTTGTCCAAAGAAACGCTGTGCGTATGAGTCGAGAGCAAGTCCTAAACCAAGAGCGTCTTTCATTGCCTCAACTCTTGACACGCCTCGAATTCCGCCGGGTCGCATCACTGATTCCACAATGTGCAAAATCTCGTCAGAGGTGTAAGTCTTCTGGTCTTCCTCATAAGTGAACATCACTCGACCATTGCGGTTGCGCTTGACTTCAATCTTGGTCGGGTTCAAAACCATCAGGTTGATTGGGAAACCTTCTTCGTCTCTGAAGACACGAACGAAAGCATTGCCGTCAAGCATCAGGGAAGCGATGATTGAGCTGATGAATGGGGTTCGGTCAACGAAAGAAATGTCAGGTCGGTTTACCCAGTCAGGCTTTGGCCTCATCAGAAGTTTCTGTCCGTCTCTGCGAACCCATGCATCCATCGGCAGGGTTGAGATTGTTCCGGCGATCAGCGAGATGGCAGCCGACACGCCTGCGAGTTTGTAGACATTGTCTTCGTCAATGAAAGTGCCTGAGTTGTTCTGAAGCTCGAAGTCAAGACCAGCACCCCAAAGGCTGTTAGGGGTTACTGCTCGCTTCTCGAAAATGTTTCCTAGCATCAACGCCTCTCAATAGCTATGCCGAAGAGGATGGAGAAAGCTCCACCGACAATGATTCCCGCAGGGATAAAAATAAGACCAACCCCGACACTTATGGCAATTGCCCCTGCAACCTGTAGAGCTGTGACCAATTTAGAAGACATAGACACCCGGAGTTAGTTGTTCAGGTTCTATTCTAACCTGTAAGGCTCTATCTACTGCTATAACCGCTGCGACTGCTGCGTCAATACGGCGTGATGATGCTCTGTTTTCTTTCACTATCCTGACTCCTAGATTGTCGGTTTTTACTACTGCGTTTGAGAGATGGCGAGCCAGTAGCGGGTCTCCGTCATGTCTGAGCTTCTTGTCAACAACAGCGTCAAAGAACTTGGCGCAGGCTGGGACCATGCGCCTTGCATTTGTGGATGGATACTCAACAATTGGGTAGCCTTCCTCAGCGAGAACCTGCATTGACCTTTGCCAGCGGTAAGGGTCGCAGACTATCTCTTTGACTTTTGGATTAGCGGTGACGAACTCTCGAATCTTGTTCTCGACCTGAAGGATGTCAACACGCCAAGTAGCGTCATGGATGTTTGGGTCTTTCTCCCATGCCTGAATCATAAAGACTTGCGGTTCGTCTTCAACTGTTGCACCGACTAGGACTGTTGAGTCACCTGAGAACGAGCCGTCAAAGCCAATGATGTATTCCTTGTCTGTCAAATCGAGCGGTGCTTCACAGGCTTCCCAAGAACCTGACGGCAACCATGACACCGCAGACGATACCCATTGACCGCAACGCTTGGTGCGGAACTCTGGCTCAGGTGTTCGCCTGACTGCCGACTCGAAATCCTCTGCCGAACAGATGTCTCCGTAGCCGGGGTTTGAGATGCGCCATGTCTCAGGTTGTGTGTGGTCAGCTTCGGCGGGTGCTTCCCAACTTGCCATGAAGAAAGTCGGGTCATCTACTTCACCTCTAGCAACCTTCTGCCCATACTGATAGAGGGTGTAAGCGATTGAGTCTTGACCTGTGGTGTCGGTGCGAACTCCGGGTGTGGTGATTGCGATTAAGGTTGCCAAGCGACCCCTTGCACCCATAGCCAAAGACATAACATCGAATAGTTCTCGATTGGGCTGAGCGTGAAGCTCGTCAAAGATTACAGCCGATGGATTTAGACCTTCTTTGGAGTAAGCCTCGGCAGATAGAACTCGATAGACCGAACCATTTGACGGAAGCTCGATTGCATCTCGGTAAAGTTTGGTTAGCTTTGAGAGTTCTTCGCTTGCCTCAATCATTCGCTTAGCGTCTTGAAAGACAATCCTTGCTTGGTCTTTCTCGGCGGCCACGCTGTAAACTTCCGCTCCTCTGACTCCAAGTATCAGCGAGTAAAGACCGAAGATAGAACCAAGCGCAGACTTGCCGTTCTTGCGTGGCATCAGGATCAGGTTTATGGCGTGGCGGTAGAGGCCGTCTTGTCCTGCGAACACATGGCGGATTAGTTCCTTCTGCCAGTCTCGCAAGTGTAATTGTTCGCCTGCTCTGCCAGCTATCGAGTCTTTGGTTACAACGCCAAAGGCTTCGGCAAAGTCAATGACAAATTCCCCTTCACCTGATTCAATCAGATTCGGCGGGACTGGTGTCAACCACTGTGGAGGCCACACGCTTTGCCTTTCTGAGCATCAGTTCTTCGAGCTTGCTTGCTGCCTTTACTTCAGCTACCCCCAGCCTGCTGCGATCTGCTGGACTAAAGCCTAGCAATGAGAGATTGGAAACTATCTGGCGGTCTAGTTCTCTAAGACCTCGGCGCAGTCTTGCGTCATCGGTCTGCATAACTTTCACCCTTAGATTCCAACGCTCATCAATCATTTCGCAGGTCATCAGAAGAAGCTCGCTGTCGGTGTTCGGGCTAATCCATGTTGCACCCATGCCCCAAACCTTGTCCCACAGTTCTTGTCCGTATTTCAAAAGCGGTCTGGTTGGTTGTGGAGTTTCTGTCACCATCGCAATCTCTATTGCGCTAGAGGGCAACGCTCGCTTGCCGGGATTGCCGAGCATTCGCTTCTGCTCAATTGGTTTGGCTGGCCTACCTGCTGGCATTGACTAGCTCAGCTTTCTTGCCTGTTAAATTTTCCCAACGCTGGATTATGACATCGCAATACTTCGGGTCAAGCTCCATCATGAAGCAGGTCTTTCCTACCTGCTCCGATGCTATAAGTGTTGCACCTGAGCCGCCGAAGCCATCAAAGACTAAATCTCCAGAGTGATTGGCAATTGCCTTAGCTGCTAGGGCTACTGGCTTTTGGGTTGGATGCAATTTGTTTTTTCCATCTTTATTTATCTGCCAAACAGTTGTCTCTGTGGTCGAGCCTGTAAAGTTCAAAGACTTTCCCCTTGGTTTCCAATAGAGGCATGGCTCGTGCTTGGCTTTGTAATTAGCACTTAGTGCGCCATACCCACCATTCTTAACCCAAATTATTACAGCGTGAATATCTCCAAACTTATTTGCAGCTTTGTAAATTCCCTCTGCTTCTTTATCTGCAAACCAAATGTAGCAAGGTCCGTTTGCATAAGCTCCGAGAGTCTGCATGACTGCTTCATAAATGTCAGCATCATCATTCTGAATCATCTCTCGATTGTTTTTCTGGACTTGTCCATCCTTGAACTGAATGCCACCTGTATAGGCAACTCCGTATGGTGGGTCCGTAAAAACTATGTCAGCCTTCTTCTTTTCCATTAGCTTGTCCATGTCTTCAAAGCTGGTTGTGCTACCGCACATAAGCCTGTGCTTGCCTAGCTTCCAAATGTCACCTAGAGCCGTTCGAGTAGGTGCATCTTCGGGAATCTCATCTTCCTCAATCGCCTCAAGGTCAACTGGTGGATTTACCAACTCAAAACCAAATGCCTCAATGTCAAACCCTGCTTCTTGCAAGTCAAGCAACTGAGCAGCCATCACTTGCTCATCCCATTGAGCCAACTCAGCGGTTCGGTTGTCGGCAAGTGCGTAAGCCTTGATTTGGTCGGCAGTCCAGTCGGCCGGAACTCGAACGCAGTCAATCTCAGTCCAGCCGATTAGCTTGGCGGCGGTGAGTGTGCCGTTACCTGCGACAACCTTGTTGTCTTGGGTGATGACTATCGGTTTGCGTTGACCGAACTGCTCAAGACTTCCTGCGATGGCCTTGAGGTTTGCTTGGTCATGAGTGCGAGCGTTCTGGTCATCATGGCGAAGCTCGGCGAGTTTGATTCTTTCTATTTTCATTGCTTCCTTCCCT